CGAACCATCGGATGGTTCCAAACGAATCGTCACGGCAAACACCGGTGTTGCCACACCCACCGTTGGTGTTGAAATGTACGTTTGGAATCGTGATCGCATTTCCAAAATGATGCGTCCGTTGTCCTCGGACGGAATCACGCCCACGTCAATTTCATCGGCCGGGAATGTAACCGTTCCACCAATGATGTTGGCGGCCGATACGCGGTCCAATGTCAATGAAACGGTTTTCACCGCTGGCAAGTGTCGGAATGTACCCGCCGAACGATAAACGGACGATTGATCAACCGACACGTCCAACGATAATGATTCAGAATCGTACAATGTGCCGTCGGGCAAATATCGGAATTCGCGAATGTTTACATTGTCACGTTCACCAATTTGTTCGAATCGGAACGATCCGTTGTCGAAATAGAATCGTGCGCCGAACGTCACACACAATTCGCGAATGACTTGCAATGCGTTCGTGTACGTTCGATCCGCGCCCGGCGTGTATTGTGTGAACGCCTTCAAATCCATTCGTGTCAATGTCAACGGATCGTTTGACGTATTGTACACGTGTTCGTTTGCCCACCAATTCGAAACGGTGGTCAACAATATGTCGGTGCCATCGAACATTGAACCAATCCCGGCGGAATCCAGCACATCGATGATGATGTTTTTCACCGTGAAAATGGTCGTTGCCAACCCGAATTCATAATCAATGGTCGACAACAATGAAATGCCATCGGCCGCCTTGAATGATACCAATCGCGGTTTGGATTCGTCGGCTTCTTCGATTAAATCTTGGACGATGTACCCCGCCCAAAAGAAATCATAATATTTCGTTTTTTCCTCATATGGCGTGGCGAACATCACCATTCCATCTTCAACCACTTTCGTGGTGTTGTACCAACCATCCAAATCATCGCCCGCCTCGTATTTGGAGCGGTATATTTTGATGTAGAATCGTTTGTCTTGTTGCGTCAATATATCCGACAACAATGTGTCGAATGCGGAATCTTGGTTGTATAAATTAAACGTGACCGATGATCCGATGATTGGGGAAAACAATTCATCGACCTCGCCGTCGTGGTTTAATTGGAACCCATTGCTGTCACAATATGCGCGTGTTGCATCGCCCGTGTGATTGGCGTCCCAGATTTCCAATAAATAAAAATCGCCACGTAATGTGCGAAATTCCGTGTAATACCTAACGTTTGCCATATATTAAAAACCGCGTGATCGCGTTCTATTTCTTCCCGCCCGATCATTGGACAACAATATGTCGGCACCCGACAATTTCCCAAATATTTCAATCGATTGCATCCCACCGGATCCCAATCCGCCCGGCATTGCAAATGATGGCACACCCATTCCACCGCCAACGGCCTTGAATGCGGTGCCGAACGATTGCAATGAGAATCCCGCCAATCCGCCCGTGGCCAATACTAAAATGGCGGCGAATATTGCGGCGGCGGCGATTGCGGCGGCCAATTGTGCCAACATCGCTTTCAATCCATCGCCAAACACTTTGAAGAAATTTTCACCGCCCATCAATGCCGCCTCGAATGATTGGGTCAATGTCGTCCCCAATATATCGGCGACACCCATGAATGCCGTTTGCATTTGTTGGCCAGCCGTTACAAGTTGTTCGGCCGAATGTGAAATTGTCGCAAACGTCATCGGAACACCCTCCGACAATTCGTACATTTTCGCTCGGAATCGTTCACCGTATTTATCGGCTTTTTCGAAATCCTTTGATAAATCCTCAACTGATTTTCCTAAATCCTCGGTTTTTACAACCGTTTCTTCGATTACCTCGTTATTTTCTTTTTGTTCTTCGGTATTTTCTCCCAACAATGCATTCAATGCCGCCAACGTTTCGTTGCGCATCTCCTCCAATCGGGTGACGTTTTTGATGTATGTTTTGTTCTTGGGGTAAAGTTTTAAATTGTGTTCGTTGTCCTTGGTGCGTTTTTCCAATATGGCCAATTGGTTGCGCAATTGTTGTTCGGTTTTATCGTCAACACCGAACGTTTCTCCCAATGGTTGGAAAAACGTTTTGATCAACGCCAATTTGACCTTCAACAATGCGTTGTACGCTGGCAACAACCCCTCACCGATTTCGGTTTTGAGGTTTTCCATTTCGGCCCGTTGTTGCGCCAAACGTTCGGACGTCAACAATGTGGCATCGCCCGCATCACCCATTTGTCGTTGGATGATGTTTCCAACGGCCGTGGCCATATCGCCAGTCGCTTGGAATTCTTCGCGAACCTCGGTTGCAGAAAACCCAAGGTTGTCCAAAATCGGAATCGATTTTCGTGCGATACCCAAAACGATGGATTCCGCCATGTAATCAATCGATTCACCCGTTTCCGTTGCACGTTGTTGTGCGAACGACAACAAGTTGCCCAATTGTTCCAATGGGATGTTGAAGTTTTTCGCTTTGACGGCCATTTTCATCAACTCCAAATCGGCGATGGTGCCTTTGGTTGCCTTGCGTAATTCACCCAACAATTGCGGATCATTGATGCGTTCAAATGCACGTTTGACCCCTTCGGCTTGTGATGCCAAATTGACGGCCTCGGTTGTGAATTGTCGAATCGCATCAACGGCGAATGATGCCCCAATGACACCGCCCAACATTCCGAATCCACCCGATAATTTTTGCAACGAACTATCGATGTTGCGCATTCCGGATCGGAAATCCTTGAGGTCTGCGCCGAACTTTAAATCAATTTGTGGTTTCGCCATTGCCGAAAACTTTGTTTATCCCTTGTTGTACTTCTTCAAATGTGGCCGCGTGATGAATGCGTTTTTTTGTTTCCCAAGGGAACGCAATCAAATCGCGCGGTTTCAATCGTTTTTTCGTATGTGGCGCAATCGTTATCGCCGCATTCCATCGTGTTGTTTCCCAAATGGTTTGAACGTTGTGTTCAATTACCCGTTGGAATCCTTTCCGTTTATTTTGGAATTGACGTGGCGTCATGTCGTACAATTCGTCAACCGTCATTCCCATTTCGCCCAACCCGATGGATTCCAAATCGTCCCAATCAAATGATTGTGATTCGGGATGGGCATTTACTTTTTTCCGTCAACGCTTGGCTTGACGAACGATTCCACGAAAAACGCGACACATTGGTTGATGATTGTCGGATCATCATCCAACAAATCTGCAACGTCGTCCAACGTCATTGTGAAATCAATTTTTTCTACGCGCGCACCGTCTTTCATCCCGGCCCATATCAATGCGATTGCGTGATCGATTGACATTTTGTTTTCCAGTTGTGACAATTCGTCCAACCCGATTCCCGTTTCATTTGAAAACAATCGCAATGCGTTGAATCCGTATTTCACCGGGTGTTCCGTTCCGTTAACTAAAATTTGTTTTGTCATTGTGTTGTTGTTGTTTTAATAAAGGGACCGCCCAATGGACGGCCCCGAAATCGTTATGCCACCGCCGCTTGTGTGAGCGTTGATGTACCTTGGAAACTGAACGAGAACGTTGCATTGTCCTCGAATCCCGCATCGTTGCTGAACTCGGTGAAATACCCCGCGCCAGAATATGCGATTTCCGTTGATGTAGTTGATCCGAACTTGATGTAAACCAATGAACGGTTTGAAACGAATGTGAACAAATCGTCTGGTGTTGCCTTGCCGCTATTGCTATATACGACCAAGCCTTCGCCCGACAATGTCCATGATTTTTGTCCTTCCAACACTTCCATCCAACCGGCTGAATCTTTGGTTGATGTGTCGCGTGTTGCCATTGACACCGCCAATGATGCGGATGTCATTTTTCCGATGATTTCATATGTTACATCGTCGGATGATACTTGAATTACAACGTCGGTTGAATTCATTACGGATGTTGACGCCATTTTTTATCCTTTTTTAGTTTTTAATAATTCGAAAATTTAAATCAATTTCGACACCGAATGTCGTTTCGTCTACGTTGTACACCTCCGAAACGGTGTCGAACATACACGTTTGAACATTCACGCCCAAAATTGTTTCTTCCATGCGAACGAACGTTGAACGTACGTCGTCAACTGCCGTTTGCAATGTGCCGTAATTCGTGCCAACCAATGTGATTGAAACGTTTACGATGTCAATGTGTGAATCGGCATCTTTTGAACCCTCGGTTCGAATGGATGTTGTGTCATATACCGCAAACGGCGTTGCGCCACCTTGCGCCCCGATGATGGGGTAAACACGACCACCAAACACGTCGTTCAATGCCGATGTGTTGTCAAATTTATATTTGATGACCTTCCCAATCATTTCAATCCGATTTTTTGTGTGAAACCCAATGATTTGATTTCGACACGTAAATATTCCGTGAATGAACGTTTGATCCGTGGCGATGCAATACGTTCACCAATACGAATGGCACGTTCTGCCCATCCGAAATTGGTCCCGTTGTATTTTGAACCGTCACGAAATTTCAACCAACCAAATGAAATGAATCCAGCAAACCACCCGCCCTTTTCGGGGTGCGAATATGCACCAGTTTTGCGAGGACCAACCGATGCAACGATTGAATCAACGCCGGGTGCTTGTTTGGGGAATTTGATTCCAACCGATTGACGCAATTGCCCCGGAATGATTTCAGCGTAAACGCTACCATTTCGGTACACGGCGAACACTTCATCGGAATCGGTGATTTGGCGTTTGTAAATGCCAACAATGGGTTTTAAACCCTTACGTGCGGCCTTTTTCAATACCTTTTTGCGCACACGATCATCCAATCGTTTCAATTGACGTCGAACGTGTTTGTCGCCAACCATTGTGATTTTCACGTTGTTCATTGCGCATCGGTATATTCGCAACGGATCATTTGGAACGCCTTGCGGGCATCCGCCGATTGGATTGCGTGAATTTTGTATGTTTCGTTGTTGTACACGATCCGCATTTGTTCATTGATGTCGGAACGATAGCGAATGTAGAAATCAACACGTTTGGTTGCGGAAATCATATCGCCGTTTTCGGCTTCGTTGCCGACCTTTTCAA